TAGTGTATGCGCCTTTTGTAATGACATCCATATCGGAGTCCTTATTGCCAAAATAAGAGCCATACCCTTTAACGATACCGGCGGCCTCATCCGCATCCAATAACTCACCAACGGGCGATGCCTTATATAAAATTGTACTCATAATATATTTTTTTCAAAGATATGATTTTTTGATTTTATCAAATGCTAAACGATGAACCGCCGCCAATACCAAAGCCAATATCGGTATAATCTCCTTGTACTGCAACCGGTGCCAATGGGAAATAAGCAATACTGCAACGGCAATTAATTACCTCCGCAGCACCTCCGGCTGGATCACCGGGGTACATCATCATATTGCCCCCAACCATAAACGCCTCGTTTTCTTTTATTGGCTCACCAGCACCGGCCTCTGCGTGCGTATCTCTTGTGCGGTCATCAAACGATGCAATCCATTCTTTCATTAATTGCTCACCGGCAAATATCGTTTGGGCCGAAACACCGCTTGCAAAGTTAGCCGCCAATGTTGATTCTGTGCGCACTAATCGCTCGGCTTGGTATTGTGTATATGTGCTGAATTGTCGGCGCAATATCGTTGCTTTTTGTTGTGTGCCAAGCATCATAAAATCCGGATCCTCTAATAATCCCAATGTAATGCGTTGCAATGTCTTTAGTGCCGTTCCTCTGACAAGCGTTACCCTCTGCCCTCCAATGGCATCTCCAAAGGCCGCAAACCGAACTTCCCATTGGTCAAGAAATTGCTCAATGTCAAAATTCTTTTTGATAAGGCGATCGTAATTCCTTGCATACCATTTGGCGAAATGCATACCAATATCGGTATACAAATCGCGGTACATTTTAAGCAACTCGGTTGTGGGAAATAATAAACTGAAATCGGTTTGGTTGCCACTTAAAAATGACTCGATGCCTTTGTTGTAATTATCGCGGTAAAATCTTTTGATCTTAGCAATCTGCCGAGCATCTACAATATCCAATTGGCGTTCAAATGCCCTTTGATATTTGTCTTTGTCAAACGACATATTTAATCCATAAACTTTGAAACATCGACATCGCTTGCAGCATCTGCAATGGCATCCATATCCATCTCCGCCGCTTTCATTGGGATAAGGTTTGCCGGTACAAAATAGTCATTGAGTTGCTCGTTCTCCTCATCCATACCATACGACATCATCTCACGCTTTTCATTTGGCGTAATCCACCACGCCTTTGATAACTGATCAACCACCTTGTCGGTATCTTCTGACATTTCTGGTATCATCGAAAAATCAAAATCAATACAAATGTTATTGCCATACTGAGGCACCAACCATCGATTTAATTCATCGCGTACTTTTACAAGTTCTGGAATAACGGCATTTTGATACAATGCTTTTTTCGCCTCCTTCATATTGTTGTAAGTCGATGAATCGGTATTGTTTAAGAGTTGCACCGGTACATTGTAGATATTACACAAATCTTTAATCGAGGCATTGTACTGCTCAATAAGCGATACATCCGAGGCGTTTAATCCGAAATTAACCCAACTAAGTTTCTTTGGCGTTATGATCACATCCCCAGCATTGTTTGCGCCTTGGTGTTGTTGGCGGAATTTATCTTTTAATTGTTGCGCTTGCACCTCATTCAAATCGCCTTCTTCGCTCATTAAAATACCGCGCGCGGTTTGATTCTGTAAATACTTTACTCCGGTTTGCACCGCCTCATTGTTTGTTGTTAGCATTCTAAGGCCAGCACGCAATGGCGATTGTCCATATAAATGCGATCCAGTCCCATCGTAATAAGGGTTGAAATCTTTAATGTGGCATATTTGCTCGGCTGGTATTTCGTACGTTCCATTGTACTCAATCTTGTACTTCTGTACCGGCTGCATTATCCCACCGCTTACGATTTCCATTATCTGCGACGGCATAACATACAACTCGGTGTATTTACCGGCATTCATTCCCGTATCTGGGCCAATGCCATAAATGTATCGGTTACCGGTTAATTTCCCAAAGGCAATGAGTTCAGTCAGCCAACTCGCATATGATTGCGCTGGGTTTGGTCTATCGAGTAACTCGTGCAATGGCGTTGATTCTAATTCAACCAATGATCGGCTTTTAAACAACTCCGCCTTGTGCAATACATTGGAATCAAACGTGCCGCTTGTAATGGCTTTATATCGCTTATAATCGTTTTTGTTTTGTATCTCGTAAACTTGAAAGGGAATTGTGGTTGCCGCTTTTGTGATAATATTAACAAGCGAGTAAATTGTGGCGTTCTTACGATACCCTTCTGTGATATATGAATCATCATTCTCTGGATTCCAAACAATAGACTCTCCAAGCCAATTATATATGGCTCTATTGTATTGCTCTGATGTTTGTTGTGCGTTTTTAGAAACAAGGAATTTCAGCCGGTCGAGTAATGATGCCATATCTGCTTAATGAAATTTTGTGTAAAAATACAAAATTAAAAATTGTTTGCTATACAACGAAAAAGTCATTGCGGTTGCGATATTGGGAATAAACGGCATATCTGATGGCATCCATCAAATGGTTGTTTTTATCAATGGGTTTATTGATGATTGTCTCATCTTTTAACTGATGCCAAAAATACGTCTGTTGCTCGCGCTTTATGTTTTTGGATTCCTCACTAACGATGATTTGAAACTCTTTTAATAATGATATCCCAGCGTTAATTGACCCAGCACCTTTTGTTGCGCCTTTGGCCCAAATATCCATTTGGCGCAGTTCCTCAATACTCTTTGGCTCTGCTGAATCACAAAACGCCAATATATTGTTTTTGCCTAATGATTTTAAAAACTCGGCTATATCTCGATTGGTCATTGCCTTGCGGTAACACAACTCATTGATGTATATCTTATCTTTTACTTTGCCAATTTCAATAATGGCACACTCGTCATTTGAAAATCCAAAGTCAATGCCAATGGTCGTATCGTCAAACTCTGGAAACTCTTTTAGTGGTATATATTGCCATCCCTTAAATATTTGGCGATCACTAAATACGGCCCTTTGCCCTTCACCATAAACGAGCCAATAATCTGGATCGCGCTCTCTGATGCGCTCAATTTCTTTGACCAATTCCGATGGCAAAAACTTATTGTCTTTGTACGTTGTGATAAACAAATCGCAATCGTCGCGGTCAATGATTTCCTCATATAACCAATGCACCGGATCCGATGGGTTAAAGTCAATAATTATCTCGTCGGTTGTCCGCATTGACAATTGACGGAAATCCTCATAATGCAACTCATTGCCCTCGTTTATAAAACAGATATTGCGCTTTGCCCCTCGTATCTTTTGCGGCTCGTCTGTGCTTAAAAACTCAATGGTATGCCCATTGTATTTAAAAATGTTTTCGCTCTTGTTATGCTCGCCTAAATAATAAATGCCGAGTTTATCTGCTATATTGATAAAATCACGCATTACCGACCTTCTAAGTGCTGGCAATGTCTTACGCACAATGGAAATGGTCAATGGCTCTTGTGCCGTTGTAATGCGATAAATTAAATACTGAACAATGGCATAAGTCTTGCCGGATCGTGTACCGCCTTGATGTACCTTTATGCGCTTTTTAGAGTTAAGCGTCTGATAAAATTGAATGTTGCAAAACTCTTTTATTCTTCTTTTGCTGGAGTCCATTCAACCACTTTTGATTCAACTGCGCCATCAACTTGGATTTCTTGCCGTTCAATATATCCGCGCTTTTTGCCCTTGGTTTTAAGATAAAAAATTGTGGCCGTCGTATTGCCCTCTTTGATCTGCTTATGCAATTGGCTTTCGGCAAAGTCCAATGTCATATTTTGCAACTCATCAACGGCCGCTTTAAAATCTGGATCATCATTGTAATAATCATAATAAGTTGATCTATTGCAGCCGACTTTTTTGCACGCCGTTGTAACAACCCCTAATGACTGCTCAAGTGCTTCGAGTAGTTGTGTTTTTAATATGTTGGTTTTTGTTGCCATTATATTTTATTTTTTTCTGCTCATTAAGATATTTAAACCTCTGCGCCATTGTCATTCGGAGTATATTCTTGTCCATTTATTTTTATTTCAAGTGATGGATCGAGTTTATGCATTCTATCAATTATAACTTGACAATACTTTGGGTCTAATTCCATACCATAGCATTTGCGGTTGAGTTGGTGTGATGCGACCATTGTAGAACCAGAACCGAGGAATGAATCATATATAATATCGCCCTTTTTACTGCTATTTTTTAATGCTCTCTCTGGCAGCTCAATAGGCTTTTGCGTGGGGTGTAATTTATTCTGTGCATCATTTTTTAATTCCCACACAGATTTTTCGTCTGTTGGGCCAAACCATTGAATGCTTTTCCCTTTTTTATGGCCATAAATACAAGGCTCAAAATTAGGAATATATTGCGACATAAACGCGCCTAGTCCACTTTTGATTTTATACCAAGAAATTACAGCCCTAACAGATATAGGAGTTTGAGATAAACCAATAAAAGTTTCTATCGATTTATTTGTTGAATACCAAATATAAAATGCAGCGTGATCGTGAGTATAAATACACGCGGTATTAATACTATCTTGAAATAAAGTCGATAAATTTAAACCAGATAAAGTATCTGCAATAATGCCATCACGCTTTTTTTTGTTATGACCACCCTCATAACTTACTCCATAAGGTGGATCAGTAAACACCATATCCGCTTTCTCGCCATTCATAAGTTTTGCCACTTGGTCAGAATCTGTACTATCACCACAAAGCAAACGATGCTCGCCAATCTCGATTAAATCGCCAAGCACAACATCCACTTGCATATCATCTGGCTCTTCATAATCATCCTCTGCGGCCTCCGGCTCTGGGTCATCAAACATATCTGGCAAATCCAATCCCCAATCCTCTAAATCAGCAACATCCCACTCATTGGCTAATACATCCCAATCCCATTCACCAAAGCCAACATTATCCTTTATGATAAACTCGTCTTTTTGCTCTTTTGTCCATCCCTCTGCAATATCAACCCATACCTCAAAAAGTCCAGCGGCTTTGCACGCTTTTAAGCGCATATTACCACCCAATACAACCATTTGCTCATCCACAACAATTGGTCGCTTCTCGAGCATCTCTGGGAATGCCTTTA